ATGGGCTTGCAACAACTCCTTGTCCAACTGCAACACTGGCTCGGTGAACATCCGCACAGTCAGGTCGATCAGGCGCAACTCAACTGCGGGGAACCCTTGGCTCATGCACCCATACAAGTCCCATGTCAGTGCCACATCGTTCTTGCAGTAGTCGCCGTAGTCGGCTAACTCTCCCTTGGTGAAGTTTTTGCGGAAGTAATTGATGTACTGCTTGACCTGTTCACCCTTGACCCCAAGGCCGTAGAACTGCGCCAGCACTGCAAGGCTTCCACCCACTTGCGTACCATGAAGCGCACGTGCCATGCTCAACGTATCCAACCATCCCTTGGGCGTGATGCCAAACTGCCAATTCAGAATCGCTCCATCAAACACTGCGTTGTGGGCTAGGGCTATGGATTTCTTCCAGTCGTACTTGTTCAAGAACTCGTACAGCTTTTGATGCGCACCGCTGAACCACTCCGGCTCGCCATCGTTTACCTGTACTGCAACACCGATAACTTCAAAGCGTGGGTCACGAATGTATTCCTCAGTGGTCTGCTTGGCAAACCCAAGATCACCGCCATAGGCTGTCTCAAAGTCAATCGTAATAATGTTCATTTGAAAAGGCTCTTAGGGTCAAGACCCATACCCGCCATACCAAGCCCTTGAGAACCCATTTGAGAACCCACAAGTCCACGTGCTTGTTGCGCCGCCATGTTTTGTGCTTGTTGTTGCGCCATTATGTTGTTACTAGCTTGTTGGGGTTGGTATTCACGGCGTATTTCCTCGCGTTGGCGTTCAATATATCGCTCATCAAACACCCGCTCCATGACTGACTTGTCAAACTTGGCTCGCTTCATTTCTTTGAACCCACCAAGCAACGCCTGACGCTCTTCGTCAGTGAAGTAATGCCAATCACGGTACGGCCTATCTTTGTTGTTCTTACCCAAGATTATTTCCTCAATGGATTGAGCAAAGTCATAGAACCGGCCTCTAACGTCTCGACCCATACCCATATCGTAGGCAATCATTTCAAAGTCCTCGGGGTTGGACTGCATACGCTCCAATAGGATTTTTACCCCCGCACAGAACTCGCTCATTTGAAAAAGCTCGGTGATGTGGTTGCTTCTTTCATTCTTTTAATGTCTTCTTCGCTCAGGGTTTCCTTACCAAGTCGTAAAGAAGTTGTACCTGTGTTGCTGATAACGCCGCCGCTCCCATTGCCACCTATCTGCACTGGGTTAAACCCAGTCCCACCGCTACTTATTTGCGGGGATGTGTAATAGCCCTCTTTGATTTGGTTCTCCATGTTGTCCTTCAAAAGCTCACGCATAACTTTCTCGTCAAACTCTTTGCGTCGGACTTCTTTCAGTGCCTCGTGCAGTGCGCCCTTCTCAGGCTCGGTCAACACATCACGGAAATTGGCAGAGAACATGAACCGCCATTTCTCGGCCTCACCATAAAACTCACTTGGGTTGGACTCCATTCGCCCTACCAGCGCACGTACACCTGCGGATAATTCAGCCATTTTTAGCTCCTCATCAGTTGAATAAGTTGTTCTAAGTATCCGAGTTCGAGTTGCTCTTCGGCAATCACAACGGCCATGCCGCCGGATTCTTTTATCTCTCGGATGTTTTTGTCTTGCAGTGCTGTGGTCGTGCCCTTACCCGCCTTGGCTTCTATGGCAAGAAAGTTTCCGTTGACACAGCAAAGAAAGTCGGGGGCTCCTGAACTGCCGTAGCCAGTGCCAATCGGCATGGCAAAGTACACGTTGTTGTCTTTCAAGATTTTTTTGATCTTGTCTTTGACCTTGGCCTCGGGGGTCTTAGCCATTCATTACCTCTTGGTAACTAAACTTTTTACCAAAGCAGTCGGTAATCAAAACAGTGTCGTCGCTCATGTACTCAACCTCGCCCTTGTAGGTATAAGCAGTCTTTGGCACTTGCGTCAGTCCCATAGAAAAACTAATGCCCAAATGGGTCGGTCGCCATAGGCCGGAATGTTTTGCGTCAGGGTCGGTGCTTGGGATGCGTTCAACTAAATTCCACCAACGCAGGGTTGGCAATTGGTTTGAACGAACAAGCCAGCGTGGGGCAGTTTCAGGTACGTCCACCCACCCATGTTGATTTGCTCGTGCCTTGGTCAGCCAAATTAGTGACCGGCACATTGTCTCGTTGAGATGTCGTCCGTATATCCTGCCCCATCGGGTGCAACAGGGGCAATACCCGCCATCGCTCGCTATAGTGCTACGCCATGATTTACGTGCAACCTCTAATGTATCTAACATAGATTCACTCCAATTTGTTTTCAGGCGACGATAATAACACACAGCTTGACTTTGTCAAGTACCGACGTAAAAAAACCGCCCGAAGGCGGTTAGGACTTACCCTAACAAATGTTAGGCAGGGGGTTGGCAAATTACGTGCCCCCGATCACGTTGGAAGTCGGATGAAGTCACTTTAATTCAAGGGGGAAACTTCACCCAAAGAGACACCGTCACATCTGCCAGCTAGGTCGTCCCCCAATCAATTCACCCCCCAATCTTTAAGCCTGTGCTATTGCTCGGTCAATGTACCACTTGGCTTTCTCCAAGTCTTGCTTGCGGTTGCCCTTGTGGTCGGCTCGGCTAATGTACTTCACAGCATTACCAAGATGGTAAGTCAGACCCTTGGCCTCAATGAAGTCGATGGTCTCGATTCCACCTACTTTGTAATGAGCAGGGTGATTCACTGGGTCGGCTTTGGGTTCCTCCATTGTGATTGATGGTAATGGTGTGTTGCTTGAAGTCATTGCTAATATCTTCATGCGTCGCTCTTTGCGCCCCTTGGTCAACTCGTATATCTGTTGAGCATCTTTCAACCGCTTTTCCATCTCCCTCTTGCACATGTACGCAACTTGATACGTGGTCTTGAACTTCTTGGCTACCTCGCTAGGTGTAGCCAATGGGTTGGCGGTGTAGTACTCACGCATTTTCGCGGCGCGGCTGGGTTTACGAACTTTCTTTGCTGTTGCCATTGTTAGCTCCTTGCTGTTGGCTGTTTACATACTCGGTAAGAATTTCACGGATTTTGGCTTGCTTTGAATACGGATAGTTGGTGTTGAAGTAGTCCATCACCTCTCTCGATAGTCGCAAGCTCGTATTGAAAAGGGTTGGCTTCTTACTTGGGCCTCGTCCTTTTCGCTTTATGGTTTCTTCAGTCATCTGATTTCCTTTTTAATTTTCCAGCTTTCTTAAAGATTGTCAACATTGATTTGTAAGCAATCCCAAACCTATCCGCAATTTCTTTCTTGGATATGCCCTGCGCATACAGGCTAAAAGCCCTGCGCTCATCAATAGCGGGTAGTTTTCTACCTGAGTTAGTTCTTGCCCCGCCATGTTTCTTTACAGTCATGCTGTTCCCCCGCTATCCTTGTTGTAAAAATTAAATGACACTTGGTGCATCGGTAAAGCATCCCCTCTTCAACGACTGTCTTTCGGTCGCCACGTAAACCCCTCACCTTCCCAAAAAATGTTTTGATTGCTTCAAGCATTGCATCTCTCCTTGGGCTTAATGTAGTCACTGTCTGTTATCCCTTTCTCCTTCAGATAAAACTCCATTGCAACAAGATAAGGGTCAAAGCATGGCAACGGCGCATCGTCATAGTAATAGTATGTCGGCTTGTACTCATCCACTGACGTAACAGTCGTGCCGTCAACAACGTGGTGATACCTTGTTTGTTGCAGTTTGATTTTGCAACCCTCCGCTCTAGCCACCGCCAGCTTCAACTCAATACTGCCAATAGGTACGAAGTTCTTCCGTGTTTCATGTAGGGTAATTAACTTATGTCTAAGCATTTCTCTGTACCTCCCATCGTTTGCACAATCGTTTTACCGTTTCACTCTGTTTCTTCCCTTTTGTTCGTTCACACACAGCACTGACGGATTTCATCCTTGCTTTCTCTTTCAGCGTCACCGGTGTGACTGGCGGGGGCGGGTCAGGAAACAAACCATTGAACCCCACTGTGCCTAGCACAGCACTGAGAATGAGTCGGTCAATCATGCGAGTATCCTTATCAGTTTGTTAAGAGACAGCGGCGCTTGCTTTCCACCGTGCATATCACCATTAAGCGGGGGGCGTAGTACGTGTATATACAAAGACTCAAGGCTGTCAAGCATTTCTTTACCACAAGGTATGAATGCAAAACTGTCAAATACTTTGTCGGTGTGATACGCAATCCTTGCATAGACATTGACTGACTGACCCACGTAAACAACCTTGTCACCACCAACCAAGAAATAAACGCCTGTTGCCAACTCCCAAGAGTTAGCCGCACCGACGATCTCGGCTTCGCTCAACAAAACTTTGCTTGTCAATGTCAAAGCAGTCTTATCGCTCAACTCATGTCGTTCCAAAATCCCACGTTTTAACTCTAGTTCTTTGATCTCGCACTTCAAGCTATCTCGGCGTTCAATATCCAAAAGTCTTTGAACCTCACGCTCACGCTTGTTCTTCTGTTTTGTGGCTACGCCCTTAGCGGCAATTGCTTTGCGCTCCTCCGATGTTTTGTTCTGCATGTGGTAGATCATGCCTTCTCCCTTTCTTTAATCCTTGCAACACGTTCCATCCGCTTCTTGTGTGCGGTCGTATATATAACGTGCTCCATGATCGACTTCACATCAATCCAATACGACCCTTTTGTCGGTTGAAACTTCTCCGTGATGCCGTTGTCAGCATCTTGTCGTGCCTTGGCTTCGATGACTCGCATACGCTCATCGCCTACAACTTCTTTGCAAGTGTCAATGTCAAAACTGTTTGGGGTCATGCCTTTTCCCTCGCTTTCAACGGACACCAATCAGGTGTTGCTGTGAATTTCGCTTGGCATCCCCACAGCACGTTTCCATACGCATCTCGGTTGTTTTGTGGATGGTTACATTCTTTCCAGCATTGACCTTGACCACGATGGTCATGTGCAAACGGACAATCACGGCAGTCAGTTACTTCAATTACAGCCTTCATTCCTCCCTCTCTTTCAACATTGCGTCTGCCGTCTTGTATGCGGCGAGTGCAGTGTCCTTGATGTCCATGTCTTGTCGCCAATCGGAGTCTGATAGCAATGCTTGCATAGCTTTTGCCGCAAAGTAGTCACGCATCGTGATGCCTGAGTCGTCCCGCAAATGCGGGTTGGGGAATGCTTTTTCGTTGTTCATCGCTTCATCCCCCTGATATAAATTGCAAACGAACTGATGGTGTCTTGTCCAAAAACTGTCAGCTTCTCAATGTGCTGTGCAACCTCTTCGATGACATCGTTGCGTAGCTCGTCATAGACCT